AATAACGATTGTAAATAATCTATATGTGGTTCATAAATTTCTACCATATATAACATATTTTTAAGAATATGTTTTTTAGATTCCTCATCGTTATTAAATAATTTTGAGAGATTTTTCATTAATCTATTATATAAATTTTTGCTGAAAGCTCCTTTTCCTGCACCTATATCTAACCATTTTAGATTTGGATTTTCTAAATATTTTTGAGGAATTAAATCTAAAATTTCATCTACTAATTTATCTGGTGTATAAACTATACCATAATTTTTTTTATCTATATCTATATTATTATTCATTATTTAATTATAATAATGTAGTATTATTATTGGTAAAATATAACTATATAAAAAAAATACTAATAAGTTAATTAGCTCTTAGTTCTTCTTTTTTTTTATCTATTTTTTCAATTTGATCTATAATAAAATCTTTATTTTTTAAGATATTATCTATAAATGGTAAATAATGAGGTCTAATTATAGATTTTGTTCTATTGTTAGAGAATTTTATAATTGGAAACCATCCAATTCTTTTTTTTTCAAATAATCCATTATGATTTACATTTACTTTATCACTTAAATATTTTTCTGCGAAAATATTATTATTATTGAAATATTTTGGTAAATCTTTATTATATTTTGTTCTAAATACATAAGAGGTATATTTATCATAACTGATAGTTAATACTTTATTATTTTTTACTTGGTCCTCTAAATCATTATCTAATCCTAATAGACCATTTAATTCTTCTCCGCCTTCTCTAATAGCTGTTTGGATAGGTTTTTCACCTTTATGAGAACCACCACCAAAATCAGACCATTTTTCATTATTTCTTTCTTGTCCTAATAAGATATATAAATTTGTAGTGCCAGCATATTTGGTAATTGCAATTGGTAAAATTCCTGCACCCATTTTGATTCTTAATATATTCATATATTAATTAATATTAATTTTATATATCAATTTTTTTTATATTTTATTTTGTTTTTGTTGTTTTTGTTGTTTTTGTTGTTTTTGTTGTTTTTGAACTTATTTGTTTTAATACTTGTTGTTCTTGTTGTCTAATATGTTTTGAACTATATATTGATTTATCTGATCTTTTGCTGTCTTTTTTTCTTTCTCTGGCTGTTTTATTGGCTTTGTCAGGCATTTTATATACTATATATTTATAAATTTATATAAAAAAAAGTTTTTTTTTCAATTTTTTTGTGATATAACTAATTGTTTATTTTTATTTAATTTTCTACAAGATTTGAACTCACTTTATCGGCATAGGTTTCAACTTCAACCATAATCCTTGGCTTCTTACCATCAGAAGAGCTATCAATCTTCTCTGGCTTAATAAGCTTAAGAGAAGTCTTATACACAATCTTCACATCGTTTTTGTTAAGAACTTCATAATTCGGATTCTTCACGCGCCGATGAGAGTTCTTATTAACTAGAAGAGGCCAAAATTTCTTATTATGATAAACAAAACGGGCTTGCTTATCAGAATTAAGAACATCCTCTTGAAGTTGCTTTGATTCGTCAGTATTAAACCATTCGTCAAAATGAACGAATGCTTCACGCCTATTTTTGCCAATATTCTTAACAAAATCAACTCGCATAACCTTACCAATTTTGTGAGTATCAAACATTTTCTTCATATAGGACTCACTGACATTCTCACCAATAACAGGAATATATAGCGAAAGAACTGACATTTTTGTTTTTGTGTATGTGATGTTATATGGTTATAAATTAATTTTTGAAATCAATTTTTTTTTGGTCTAACAAAAAAAATTGATTAGATTTTTATATATATTTGTTAGTATATAAAATCATATTATAATAATTATTTATAATGTCTAAACGCAAATTTGATGATATTATTAATTTTAATCCTAATAAAAATAAATGTGTTCTTGATGTACACTATACTAATGAATCTTTACCAAATACTAATGTATTTTTAAAAGATAATCATATTTATTTTGAATCTATTATTAATACAGAAACCATTGATATTTTAATCCACTTTATTAAATCAATTATTACTAATTCTAATAATTTTAAAGATTCTAGTGTTTATATACATATTAATTCAAATGGTGGTTCTGTTGGTGATCTAATTAAGTTTATGGAATTTAAAAATAATTCCGATATTGAAATAATTTCAATAATTCAATATAAATGTAATAATACGGCAATTTTATTTGCTTCATTATGTGATTATCGTATAATTTGTAAAAAAACGATTTGTGTATTAAATAAATATGTAGGTGATAATATGTGGGGTCAATATATTCAATGTAATAAAGATGAAATTGAACGATTTAAACAGTGTATGTTATTTATACTCAATACGATAAGTTATAAAGTTACAGAAGAAAAAATGAATAAATATTTTTCGCAAGATAATTGTTGGAATGCTAAAAAAATGAAAAAAATTGGTTTTGTAGATGAAATAGTCTGAATATATTATAAAGTATATTAAATTTTTTTTCTAGCGAATCTTGGTTGTCTACCTAGTATATTATAAATAGAAATATTAACATCAAAATCATGGCGATTCAGTGGAACAATGTATTTTTCTTTATATATTTCTTTATCTTTATTTATTGTATTATTAATAGCTTTCAATATTATATCTTCATTTATATCTTCTTTCATATAATTATTTTTTTTATATATATCTAAAATTGCTATTAAATATTGAATTAACATAGCAAAATCTGATTCAGAACCACCTTTATTTATATCATATTTTATTTTTTCTAGTAATTTTTCATATTCTTTATTATTATCTTGATTTTTAATTTTTAATATGACAGTATTTTTAAATAAATCTAAAAATTTTTCTTCGGTTTCATCCATTTTTTTTTTATTATTTTCTTTTCTTTCAAGTTGTTCAATTCTTTCTATTTTTTTTAAAAAATTTTTTTCTTTTGAAGATTTATTCATAAAATAATAATATTATATAAAAAATTGATATAATATTATATCAATTTTTAATATAATAATCTAATAATCTAATAATGAGTGTTGTTAATGATTATTTAAATCAATTTTTTGATAAACCTTATGAAGTAGAAGAATATAAAATAAATTTTTTAAAAAATCATTTTTATAATGATGTTAATAAAATTATAAATGTTAAATTTAATAATTTATTAATTGGTGTAAAAAAAAAGCAAGATTTAAATAGAAATTTTATATTTTTTAGTTCAAAAAAAAATAAGAATATTGAAGTAATTTATAGTAGAAAAGAAGATAAATATTATTATAGATATATGGATAACTCAAAAAAAATTATGAAAATTTCTAGTATAATTTTTAATGAATCACAAAAAATTCTAAATCAAGAAACTATTGACTTAAAAATAAAAAAAAATAATAAAAAATTCAAGTGTATTATATTGTAATTAATTGTATAAGCATTCAAAAGTGCAAACGAAACTCCAATCGGCATTATTAATTGGGAATGGTCGTCCAAATTCATCTAATAATCTTACTTTTAATTTACTAATTGTTGTTGGTCCAAAATATTCTCTTATCATTTTTTGTGAATATAAGTAATCACCACCGGTAGCACCTTGTCTAAAAGCAGTTTTTTCTTCAAAAAGAGATAATATATTAACTCTACCTATAATATTTGGTGCAATATTAGAATCAGAAGCAACTGAGAAATAATTTCTTGAACTTTGTTGATAATCATCAATAGCAACATATAAATATCTTGGATAACTTATATGACATATACTAGCAGAAGCAATACCTTTTGTTTCACCATCTGTACTTGTATATACAGAATTTTTATCCATATAAATTTCATTTTGTCTAAATCCTAATTGCCAACCTAATTTTTGATATAATCTATTTGCACTACAATATCTATCTACTTCAGTATTATCTACATTCCAATCTATTTTAAATCTATAATTATCCTGAAATGAAAATTTTCCAGCAATAGCTGCTTGACTATCTTTATAAAGAAATTGTGAAAATCCTGATTTTAAATTTACTTTAAATGATAAATTTTTTGATATATCTGATGGTGTTACACCATCTTCCATTTTTATATCTAATTCAAAAATTCTTTGATTTATTTCTTTTTCTATATCTGCAGCACATATTTGACCAGTTGAAGTATATCTTGCTTCATATAAACCGGTTGTTAATACTATTGCTTTTGATATATCTGTAAATGTTTGATCTTTTGTTAAATGACCATTACCATGATCAACTACTTTATCAATTATTAAATGAAATGTATTATTATTTAATTCTTCACTTATATTATGATAAGCAATTGGAATTTCAAGTGATGTAACTGACATAGTTAATGCGTTATTAACTGTTTCTGGTAAATCAATATGATAATCTTGACTTTTATTTTCTGGATTATCATAATTCTGTCTAAATAAACTATCTATTGTATATGTTTTTTTAATTATAGATTTATTTATTGTTTTATTATTTTCTAAAACAGAAGAGTAGTTGTCATTATTATTTTTTATTACAAAATGATTACCATCAAATCTTTTTACTTCATTATATATTGAATCATCAGGTCTTAATGAATTTAATAAATTAGAAACTAATTTATTTTTTATATTATCTAAAAAAATTTGTAATTCATGTTTTTTATTTTCATTTATACTGCTTTCTAATATATATTTTTGTAAATTATCTTTTTTTGAAATTATTTCTTGTTCTGTATATCCTTGATTTAATTTTAATAAAGTTTCAAGTTCTTTTATTGTATAAGTATTTAAATCTAAGTTTATATTATCCATTATTGTATTATAATATATTAATAATTTAAATAAAAAAAATTGAATATAATATAAAATTTTTATATTGTTATAAAAATATTATATTATCTTGAAAATGAATGATATAGAAGATTTTCTCAAATCTAAATCTAGTAGCGGATTAGATAATTATAATAATATTGATTATACTAAATATGATTTAAATAAATGTAAAATTTTATTTGATAATTTGTTATCATGGCTTCATTATAATCAAGAATATATTTCAATTGGTAATAATAATAAATTAGTTAAATTATTTGAAAAAGAATTGAATAAAGAAATTCGGTCATCTAAAATGATAAATATTAGAAAATCTATACTTTTAAATGTATTAAATAATCTAATTGATATTAATGATTTTGATAAATCATATGAAGATTATTTTAAAGTATTAAAGCTTCTTTTAAGAAAGAAACCTTGTCGTAATTTATCTGGAATAACTAGTGTTACAGTTCTAACAGCACCTTTTCCAAATGGTCAAAAATTTAGTTGTAAGCATGATTGTTTTTATTGTCCTAATGAACCTGCGCATAAGGATAATGATTGGCAAGCTCAACCAAGAAGTTATTTATATAAAGAACCGGCTGTTAAGCGTGCTAATAGATGGAAATTTAATGCAATAGGTCAAATGTTTGATCGTATGGATACATATTTTAGTAATGGTCATGTTATTGATAAATTAGAAATTATTATAGAAGGTGGAACATATACTGAATATCCTGTTGATTATTTAGAAATATATCATCGTGATTTATTTTATGCTGCTAATATTTATTTTGAATTGCGTCGTCAATATCCCAATTATGATGATTTTAATACTCAAATGGGGGGACTTGACCTGACAAAATTGAAAAATATTAGGCAACCATTATCAGTTCAAGAAGAGATTATTATTAATAAAACTGCTGATGTTCATATTATTGGTGTTTGTATTGAAACACGACCTGATGCTATTAATGATGATTGGCTTTGGAGATTTCGTAATTGGGGTGTTACACGAATTCAATTAGGATTACAACATGTTGATAATAGTATTTTAAAAAAAATTAATAGAGGACATACAGTTGAAAAGGCTTTATGGGCTATTAATTATCTTAAAGATAATTGTTTTAAGATTGATATTCATATTATGCCTGATTTACCTGGTGCTACACCTGAAATTGATAAGCAAATGTTTGATTATGTTTATAGTATTGTTTGTCCTGATCAAATGAAGGTTTATCCGTGTGAAGTTGTTCCTTGGACTAAAATTGAACAGTGGTATAAGGATGGTAAATATCTATCTTATTTTGAAAAAAATAATGATGATTTAATTAATGTTGTTAGATATAGTATGGAAACATGTCCTAATTGGGTTAGACTTCCACGAGTTATTCGTGATATACCTGTTGAATATGTTCAATGTGGTAATAATATTGCGAATTTAAGACAGGTTATTGATAATAAATTAGAGGATGAAGGTGTTATTAGTAGAGATATTCGTTCTCGTGAAATTGGTAGAAATAGTAAGTATTATGCTAAGCCTGCTAATTATAATACTTATTATTATTATGCTAATAATGGACATGAATATTTTATTTGTTATGAGAGTTTTGATAAAATGGCCCTCTTTGGTTTTATTCGTCTTAGAATTTTAGAGAAGAAAAATATGAATATATTTAATGTATTAAAAGGTCGGGCATTAATTAGGGAATTGCATGTTTATGGTGATACAACAGCTGTTAATGCATATGATAAACATGGCTGTCAACATAATGGTATTGGAACGGGTCTTTTAAATATTGCTGAAAAAATTGCGATGCAAAATAATATTTATGGTATTGCTGTTATTAGTGGTGAGGGTGTTAAATCTTATTATGAAAAGAAGGGTTATTATGAACAAGATACATTTATGATAAAGAATTTCAATTGGTTTCAAGTTTGGTTTTATTTTATACTGAATTATATTTATTCTATATTTTCATATTTAGTTTAAAGATTTTCTGGTTCTATGTTTTCACTTGGTTTTGTATGTAATTTTTTTTTATTTTCATCTAATAACAACACTGCCATTCCAGCATAATTATGTAAATCAATTAATGTATCTCTTATTGATTCTGTATTGATTAATGTTACGCCTTTATTTGTAATTGATTGCAAACGAGATATTTTATCTCCCATACGAACTAATACACCAACAGGACCATAATTAGCAAAGGCATCACCATAATCTGCGTTCTTTTTTTTGAATAAATCTAATCCTTCTTTTTGTACTGATTCCATTTGACTAACACGATTATTATCTGTTGTAATATTCATTATATTTTATACATTTAATTATTTAAATAGTTAAATATATATATTTTTATTTTCCTCCACAAGATTTACATCTTCTATTTCCACTAAATTGCATAGCAGCACATTTTCTTGCTTGTCCAACAGCACTCATTTTTAATCTTGATGAATTTACTGAATCATTTAAAATTCTTGTATTTTCTGAATTATTATTATTATTATTAGTTTTTGTTTGTATTTGTTTATTTTTTATTCCTTCACTTGTATTTAATCTCATTTTCATAAATGATGCCATATATTTCTTTAATATATTTATTTGATAAAAAAATTTTATATTATTTTCTTAATATTTCACTTACAGGTTTTTTTAAAAGTTCTTTTAAATTTTGTGATAAAAAAGTATTGCGTTTTAATACATCACTATTGTTTCTTTCATTTTTTAAATTTATATTATTCTGTGATCTTATGGAATCATCTATTATTCTTTTTGTATCATCTGTTTTTGAATTAGTTATAGTATTTTTTTTTAAATCTTCACTTGTATTAAATTTCATTTTCATTTTTATTGTTATATTATTATTATATTTCTTTCTAATTTTTTTACAGAAAATACAAAATTAAATATTCATCTTTATTTGGAGATACTATACAATTGTATTGTTTATCTTTTGGTAGTTTTATTTTTTTTTTTGAATTTGGTGAAATATCTTTTTTTAAATAATATGGTATTATATTTAAATTTATACTTATTACTATTCCTTCTTCAGCATAAAATTTGGCAGTTTTATAATTTGGTGTAAAATATATTCCTTTTCCATAAGTTGTTCCATAATTTATCCCTACTTTATCAAAATTAAATCCGTTTTTTAAAATTTCTAATGCGTTTTTTTTTGATGTACCATGATAAAGAAGCATTTATTTCATTTTACATTAAATAATTGATATTAACATAATTTAATATATTAGTATCAATTTTTTTTATTATATATTTTTCTAACAAGTTCTATTGCAATTAACAAGACTAAATGTTTTTGTTTTATTCCCCCAAAGTGCTGGTGTTGTCGCATTCGCTTCTGTTTTGAGAAATTGTGATTTCTTTCTTCCTAAATATCTGTCATATGAATTATGTTTTATATCTACACCTGAATTTTGTTTATGTGATGAAGATGCTGAATTTTGTGTTTTACCATGAGCATTTCTTCTATCACTTGCGTTATGCCATGGTGTATCATTATTATGTAAATCATTACTATTTATATGTAAAGAACCTAAATTCATTGTATATAATGAACCAGGAGCTCTTACTTGTTTTTGAATTTGTTTTTGTGTTGATACTGGATCTAATGATGTTGTTTCTGGTAATGTATAACATCTTACATTTGATGGATCTACTTGTTTGTATATTTTTTTTTCATTATTAAATTTATTTGTCGCATTTGAACAAATAGAGAAGGGATGTATTAAATGTGCTGCTTTTGAAGTTAAATATTTTTGTCTATTTCTTGTTTCTTCTCCATCTATTATATGTGTATCACTTATATCACAAGTTAATATATAATTATTGTATATTCTTGAATTATTTGATAAATCAATATGCAATTGTGATAATTTACTGTATTTTGTTAAAGGTATTGGCATTTATATATAAAATAATATTTATTTTAAAATTGAAAAATTATATTAATTATATTTTATCATATGAATTAATATGACTTCTTATAAATGTGAGCACTGTCATAAAGAATATAAACGAAAAGCTTGCTTTAATAATCATATACTTCAATGTAGATTTTATACTATGTGTAAACGAGAACCTCAAAATATTAATTTTGATGCTAACTTAGAAAATGTTTATAAATTACTTATTGATTTACATAATAAATATGATAAATTACAAACTGAATATGATGAATTGAAAAAATATGTTAATATTACTAAAAATAAGATTAATGTTATTGAATACTTAAATAAAAATTTTGATCTTTCCGATTTTGATTTTATTCAATTTATGAATTCAATTCAAATTACTAATCAACAACTTGAAATTGTATTTAAAAATGATTATGTTGATGGTATTATACAAATTTTAACTGATAAAATTGATAAATTCAGAGAAAAAAATATTAATATACCAATTACTGCATTTTCTAATAAAGATGGGGTTTTATATATTTATTTAAAGGATGAAAGCTCTTGGGTTATTATGGATGAAAATTATCTTATTAGATTTATTAAATATTTTAATAAGAATTTATTAGAATTATTTGGTCAATGGAAAGAAAATAATCAACATAGTATGGATTATGAAGACTTTTGTTCTTCTTATGTTCGTAATATGAAAAAGGTTATTGGTGGTAATTTTGAAAAAAAAAATAAGGATATTATGATTAAGAATAAACTATATAAATATCTTAAAGTAAATATTAAAGATATTAATACATATGAGATTGTATAATTTATTTATCTTCTTCTTTTTGTTTTATTTTTTTTATTAGATTTTCTTTTTTTTGTTGTTTTTCTTTTTTTTGTTGTTTTTCTTTTTTTTGTTGTTTTTCTTTTTTTTGTTGTTTTTCTTTTTTTTCTTTTTAATTTTTTACCTCCTTTTGGTTTATTAATTACAAATCCTGTCTTTTTTATATAATTGCCTGTCGTTGCAAATTTATCTATTTTTTCTGGTGTAGAAGTAGCTAATTTGTCTAATAAGATATCATGGTCTTTTTGTGATTCTATACCTGTTAGTATGTTTGATGGTTTATTTTTTTCTTCTGTTGTTGAGGAAGAACTTTCGTTTATTTTTTCTGACATTATATATATAATCATAAAAAAAATTGAATACTATTATAGATTTTTTATATTATAGATAATCTAATTATAATTATAATGAAATCTATACAAAAATTTCATACTAAGGATGAAAAAACTCTTAGTATGAATTACTTTTATCTTTTGTTTTTACTACCTGCTGATTTGGTTCATTATATTTATTTAATTAATCTTAAAGAGAGTGCTGCTTCTATTATTTATAAATTTTATAAATTTAATCTTAAACGACCTTGTATTATTAATAAACTTTTACGGGCTGCTATTAAAGACCATATTTGTGTTTCAAATACATATAAGTTTGATTTATTAGAAGATAGTAGTATTGATAAGTTAAAATTTATTTTAAAACATAATTTTAATAGAGAAAGATACAATAAGATTTTTTGGGAATGTTTTCTAAATGTTTTATCTGATAAATTAATGAGATTACACACCTATATTCATATTACAAATATGAATTTTAATAAAAATAAATATTATACTAATTTGAAACTTGCTATTAAAATTTGGTTTAAGTTATGTCAAAAACATAATATTCAACTTCGTTTATATTGTAATAATAAAATGATTAAAAACTGTTATGCTAGACATCTTATTAAATTAGATAATTTCTCTAAATATTTACATTATCCCAATGTTATTCTTAATAATTATCAAGGAATTTGGACAAATGATGCTGTGTTTTATTTAAAACTTAGAAAATTTATATTTTGAACAGGAACATCAGTAAAATAAAATTGAAAACTATACTTTAATTTTTTTATAGTTATATTTAAATGTCTTTAAGAAAATCTATTTCTTCTATTTTTGAATCTATTTTGGATGAATTTAAATACTGTCTTGCTTATTTACATTTTGTATCTTTAAGATATCGTTGATAATTAAAAATAAAATTGAAGAATAAAATTCTTTTTTTTATATTAATTATACTCAATAAATATGTCTTGTAATATTTGTTGTGAAAAATATAATAAATCTACCTGTAAAAAAGTCACTTGTTATATTACCGATTGTGGTTTTGAAGCATGTAAAACTTGTGTTAGAACTTATTTACTGGGAACTACTAATGATCCTCATTGTATGAATTGTAAAAATCAATGGGAGACCAAATTTCTTGTAGAAAATCTTAATA